GATCGTGCCACGGCTCATGATGCTAGTGATGACGGGTGTGTATATCCGTTGCATCGAGTGGGCATTGAGCCAGCCAGAATTATCCACGCAAGAAGCGGGTCTAATATCGGTCGTCACGGGGGCAATGACTGGAAGCCTGGGACTGTTCTTAAACGCAGAAAGCAAAGGAAGCAGATATGATAGCGCAGATCCTAAGTAGTGTCGTTGGTCTAGGCACATCATACCTGGACAGCAAATCACAAATACAAAAAGCTAAAGCAACAAAAGAACAGAAGATTGCTGAAGGTACAGCCAACTGGGAAGTCATGGCGATGGACGCTTCTAAAACGTCTATCAAAGATGAAATTTGGACTGGTCTTTTTGTCGTTTTAATCTTGGCAAATTTTATTCCATTTTGGGGCATACAAGAACACATGGCAAGAGGGTGGGAAAACTTAGAAAAGACACCCGACTTTATCAAGTACGGAATGTACGCAAGCATCGCAGCCAGTTTTGGACTGCGGTCTTTCTCAAAACTTAGGAGAAACAAATGAAAGTAAAAGGTGTCAGCGTAGACAGTCTTACCAAAAGACAACAACAAGCAATGAAGCGTCACGGTGAACATCACACTGGCAAGCACATTCGTGACATGTTGAAGCGCATGAAAAAGGGGTCCAGCTTTACAGCTGCACACCGTGCCAGTCAAAAGGCAGTCGGTCGCTAATCTGCGATATTTGTTTTCAGTCGTTTGTAGATCGCTGCAAGCACTGCGAGTTGACCTACGAGCATGGCATCGATTGGATCGACTACATCATCAGAAAGGAAGAATATGTGGAAGCTATCAAACAGAAGCAAGACCAGGCTGGAAGGAGTACACCCGTCACTAGTCGAAGTCGTACACAAGGCACTGCAAAAGAGCAGCGTTGATTTTGGTGTGACGTGCGGTGTAAGAGATATGGAAACGCAAAAAAAACTTTTGGCAGCTGGGCGATCTACTACGCTTAAGTCCTATCACCTCCCGCAAGACGATGGTTATAGTCACGCAGTCGATGTCGTCTGTTATCTTGACGGGGACGTATGCTGGGAACTACCGATCTATGATCGTGTAGCGGATGCCTTCAAAGCAGCAAGTGAAGACGTTGGTTTGACGCTAAAATGGGGGTGTGCCTGGCATACACATTTAACAAATAACAGTAAGAGTGCGTTGGAACTGCGTGAGGAATATGTTGCGCTGCGACAGTCACAAAAAAGATCCTGGTTCCTCGATAGTCCCCACTATCAAATAATGAATTTTGCGTGACCACAGTTTATGTAATCTATGTTCTGTTAGTGACCGATATTATGACAGAGCAAATCGAATTACGAAGGATGGCATTTACAAATAAAGACGTGTGCTATTACTATCGGGACAAGGTGCTGATGCAGTATCGTGATCCCGTGGTCAACAAGGTCAATTGCCGATCAACAATCATCTATACATCTGCAAAATAATTTGTTTGAAAATTGTGTCGTTTTGTGTCAAAGCTATTGTGTGTTCCGCGGTAGCTCAGTGGTAGAGCAGTTGACTGTTAATCAATTGGTCGTTGGTTCGAACCCAACCCGCGGAGCCACTACCCAAAATAATGCCAAATTTCCTACGATAATGCCAAAGTAATGCCACGGAAAGTATGACACAATATAAATCTTTATGACCAAGTATGACCACATATGACCATCATACCCTTATAAATATGACACTCTGTGACACTTTATGACCAGGTATGACACTATGGTCGTAGGTTCGAACCCTACGCCCAAACACCAATTTTCCCAATAAAATCAATGGCTTAATTTTTTTAATGCCAAAAATAATGCCATAAAAAACAACTGGCGGTAGGAAATCGAAAACCTACGGTATTGACTTATTGTTTTTTTTCGCCTATTTATTGACGTATAACGTCAAACAATATGCGAGGATAAATATGATTAGTAAGAGAAAAAATAATGGAAAAACTGTCTACTGCCTTGATCTGCGTGACAGTGGTTACGGTCGAAAGTTTTTCAAAAGTAAAGAAGCTGCCCAGGACTACATGGACCAGCAAGCAAAGCAGTTATTAGGCGTGCGGGAAGGTAGGGATAAAAAAACCGATTGGACATTTGACCAGCTGCTAGATGTTTACATTGAGCATCTTGGAAACGTCGGCAAAAATGCTCACAACAAAACCAGAAGCATGCACGAAATTCGTGGCATCAAAGTTGACGGTACGAAGCTATGCACAATGCGAGTGCGTGACTTTGTGGTGGGTGATGTTGAAAGTGTTGTTGAAGCCATCAACAAGGGTCGAGCGCGAAAGACCGTGCTTGAGTACATGGGGCATTTTCGTATGCTACTAGACTACGCAGTGCGTAAGGGTGTGATTTCAGTAAATGTGTTTACGCAGCTGCCGAATGGTTTAGTTATTGATGGCGGTGCTGAAGAAAAATCTTTTGTCAAAGATACACCAATATCCGAAGATATTATCCATGCCATAGCCGACCAGCTAGGCGGTCAGTGGAAGGTCATGTATCTGTTTGCTGCGTACACTGGTTTGCGATCAGGCGAACTCCGTGCGTTGGAATGGTCCGACCTGGACTTCGACAATGGTGAAATCGATGTCAGCAAAGCTGTTGCTTACGATCGTGAATATGTTTTCGTCGATGGCAAAAGATACGAGCGTGGCGCGATGATTGTCAAAGAAACGAAAACCGCAGCGGGTACACGCAAAGTTCCTATGATTGATTTTATCATTACCATGATGCGTGAGTTCAAGTTGGCATCAAAGCACAACGGACCGCGTGTATTTAACTCGCGCAGCGGTCACCTTATTGCCGACAGTAGGTTCCCCGAAATTTTACTTAAGGCATGTAGCCAGGCAAATGTGGAGCGTATACGCTGGCATGATCTACGACACTACTTTGCGTCGCAGCTGCTTAAAGTCTATGGCAACGATTGGAATAGGATCAAGACGTACATGGGACACACAAGCATTAAGACAACCATTGATGTGTACGGTCACTGGATCGAGAACGACGCTGAGAAACTAGCGAACAGAAACTTGCTGAATGACAAGTTAGGCAAGGTTGCAGCGCGATGAACTACATGGACACAAGAGCGTATCTGATCGACCCAGTTCGTAAAGCTGTGTTTCAGATTAAATACTCATACCTGGGCGACTATAAGGAAACAGCACATGCCATCAACGCACAGTATGTTGATGCTGTAAACTTGGATGACAAGCATTGCGTGTGGGTCGATGACGAAGGATTGTTACAGAAGTTTGTGTGGCTTTGGGACATCAAGTCAAAATTTCATCCCGAAGGCAAACGGCTTGCGGGTTTGGGATTGGTAACGGGTTACGACGACGAGGGCGAAACCGTGCCACCCACTATGTCATTCGACGAACTGAACGATAGTCTAACCTTTCAACAGCATCCGCTGATACGAAAGGACATGGCATGAACACGATCAGTTTTACCAGGGAAAAGGTACAGCAGCTGCAAGCTATGTACGACAGATGCGTGGCAGAAGGTAAGGAGCAGTTTACTTTCGAAGGTCACGAAATTCTTACAGCATACGCAAAGTATTTGCTTATGCACCTAAAGGAGCAGTTCGATGAAATACTTTGAGAAATTGCATTACGAAACGATGGAATTTGATGAACTTGAAACGAGATTGAAAATAAAGTCTGATCATATTCACAGACGACAAACTGCTCTCGACAAGGAAAAGAATGATTTAGATATTATACTTGGTATCTACGTTCAAAGAGTACAGCAAGACGACGAATTGAAAAAAGCTGCTAAAAGCACTATGAAATCCTTGTAGCTGCAATCATGGCATTGAGATACCATTGCGCTTTCAATAGATCTTCAATGCCATTTTTGTTTTTATATCTCCACAAATATTTCATCACATTACCACGACAGTAATCGGGGTACGCATCACCCAGGGCAGCGCGGATCGCGTCGATACACTCGATGTCGCCGTTGCGATAATGCGCTGGTAAGTTTACTGGATCATCGTTCATCAAGAAATTTCTCCAGCGATTTCTTTGAAATATAAATGCTTGTGCGTAGTGGTCCTTGATCGCACGTTGGTCGGCGGTGGCACTCCAGGATGCCACTTGTAACCATGCGTCTTACCTTACGCACATTCTTGTAATCATCATTACCAAATAAAATTTTGGCAGCGTCCCTGGTGTCATAGACCAGCTTGTTGAGAAATACTTCATGCACTAGATTAGCTGAAGTCATCGTCGATACTCGTTGCTGCTGCAACTTCGTTTGCATACAGTGTGAATTTTGCGACGTTTGGAAAGTTACGCACGTCGTCGCCTTGTCGTTCCTGGATAGTGCAGCGTAAATTTATTTGGTTCTTTGCCAGTATATTCACCGCTTCGCGTATCGTCGCTTCTTGCTTTGGTGATATAGCATCGAACCTACTTTTTTCTTCGTTCCATAGTCCATTGGGACTGAACCAGCCAGACAAGCGATACTCTTTTTCGCCTATCGTGAACTTGCTTACGGATAAATGTGGTTTGTTACTCATATTGGTATGTCCTCTCTAATTGATGATAGTTTGCCCGTTGAAATCTGCCCTTTCTTTACGTTGTACCAGCCAAGAATTTCTTTGTATTCTTTTGGCTTGTCTTTCTTAAATCTATCTAACCATTGTCTGTTGCCCTCTTTCCAGGCATTGAGATGTGATTGCTGCTTGCATTTATCCAACTCTTCCATAAGACGGTTCCACTGGTCCACAAACATAGCTTCCGCACCGAAAGGCTTTTCGATGTCCTCGTTGACCTTGGTTGCCCACTCCTGGATCTGTTCTTTGACATCGGGTTCTTTTTCTGCTGCGGGTTCTGGATCTGGCTGTGGTTCGGGTTCGGGATCTTTCTTTCTTGGTTCTACATTATTGGGTTTGGCTTCTTCGAATTGATCCGCTTCGTCTTGTGCGTAGTAATCACCCGCCACGTTTAGCAGCTTGAGTATCACACGATCCTTGGCACGTTTCTCTGCCATAGCGTACGGGTAATTATTTTTATTATTGCTTGGTGCTGCTTCACCGATTGCCCATTCTGCTCGATCGCCCAGGTGTCCCGTCACACACATAGCTGCCACTCTTTTGTCGGGATCGTTGGCAATCATCGCGGGGGGATCGAACCTTATTTGCTTATGCGCTGCGATTTTTTCCAATGCTTTATGTTTTACGCATGTAATGCTTTTACCGCCGTGTTTAACTTCCCAAGTGTTATCTTTATAATCTAATTGTAAATCTTTCATCAACTCTTTGATGACATCATCCATGATATGACCTCCATAATTCTTCGGCATGTTTGATATATTCGGGTGGCTTTCTAAACCAGTCGTGAAAATCTGGCAGTTCGTCTGCCAATAATTCTTTTAAGTTGTTTGACTTTTGCAGCTTCAGTTCAATCGCCATATTCTTTGCAACGGCATCACTGACATACAAGCGTAGGTTATCTTCGTGCAGACAATCGCAATTTTCGGCTGTCAGCAGCCTATAATCATCTTTGCTGGCATACAGTAAGAACGGTGGCTTATGGTTGTTCAATGCCCACATTCCAGCGACCTGGGATAAGTTATTTTCAAGCCACGGACTTCCCCGCAGTTTGGTGGGTAGCGATGCCCGTTTGTATCCCGATTTTGTGTTGGCTATTGTGTATGTTTTGACTTTAAGATCACCCCGTACATCATAGTCTGGCAAGGTGGAGTAGGGCAGCTTGTTGCCTGGTAGTACACCAAATAGTTCTTGTTCACCAATATACCTATTGGCTTTGTGCATGGCTTCTTTCAGACCGACGATAGCGTTCTTTGCTATGTCGGGTATGTGGTCCACTTGCATATCTTTATTTTCTTTATCGTTCTTGAGCCAGGTGTTCGGTTCGTATGCCATAGCTTGTTCCATACCCGCAGCTGTGGCTTGTGATATATCCATGTTATCGAGCAGCACCATGTCGCAGATCGCTTGGACCACACGTCCCGCCATCATTGCTGCGTTATCGTCGCCGTTCTGCTTTTTATCCAGTATCTTAATATAATTCCAGCAATCTGCTTTTTGTTCGGGTGTTGCTTCATTTGATTTAATAACCGTCCAGGCATCGTTTACCAGCGGTCGAACGTAGCACTTCTCAAAGAATATATCTGTCTTGCTGCGTCTAC